GATAAGGCTCAACCCATGATTGTAGAGCTTTTTCAAGTTCTACAGCTGAATAGTTATTATAGTTAGCTGTCAGTCCGTTCGTGAATTGCAGCTACTTCTATAATCAAACCATGCTTAGAATTAAATGCCTCAGAAAAATCATAATTTGAATCTGCAAAATTGGGCAGCTGAACAGTAAAGTTCTCTACAAAATCAAAAGACATCTGTTTTCCTTTTTATATCTTATTCTTAGACTATAGTAAATTTGTTTTTATAACATTGAACAATTTTATATAAATATATCAGACTTTATTATAGTTTTCAACTACAGTCTTAATTCTTTCATCGCCATTTTTTAAATAGAGATCTAACATTGTAGTTCCCATTATGTGAGGGGCATAAATATAGGATGCAGAGTATAAATTATAGCCTTTTTTTGTGGCATTTCGTGACCACCCTAGATCTTCACCTTGAGCATGAAATTCATAATCTACATTATTATAGACATCTTTTGACATCATTTTTGCTGCCATTATAATATCTGATTTAAAATATGTTCCCAATGGATAGGATTGCTGTCTATAAGCTTTATCGTACGTATTGTCTCTCCAAGTCATTACACTTGGAAAGTTTGTTCCCACTGGAGTCATGAACATTAGAGGGCTAACAGCATCTGCTCCAGAATTGATATGTGCTATCAATAGTTCAATGGTATTTGGATTTTCCAACAAAATATCAGAGTCAAGGCTAAAATAATAATCTGGCTGATATTCCCTAACTGTTTCAAGTATTGAATTTCTTAGAGAAACCATATTGTGATATTTAGAAATTGTCCACTGTCTTCCATTGTCCTCATGGGCGAAGTGTGGAATATCTGTTCTTTCCTTTATGAGGAAGAGGGGAATTCTTTTATCAAGATTCTTCCACGTAACCAAAGAATGAACAGTGGACATATCGTCTGGAGATGTTTCAAATACAAATCCAACCTGTGATAAATCAATTGACTGTTTGATAATACTTTTGATCCAATAATGTATTATCCAATCTCTTTTATATATTGGACAGCCGATTATTAGTTTCATTTTATTCTTTTTGTTCAGTCTCTTCTTTTTTAACTTTTTGCTTTGATGCGGCCTGTTCTTGCTTGACTGGCTCTTCTTTTTCTAGTTGCTTTTCTTCAACTATTACTTCTTTTTGTTCAACGGTTTTTGTTTGTTCCTGCTGTTTTTCTTCAGTAGATTCTTGTTCAGAATCATCTGATAAGAAAGAAACTATTTCCTTAACAATTTCATCAAGCTCATTGATTTTATCAATAGCGACTGCCATTATATCAACTAAAACTTCTAGCGCAAGGCGAGTCTGTCCATTTTGAACAACTGTCTGAAAAATTTCAAAAGCGTCCTCTGTATCGACGTAAGGAATATTTACGTCAGTCTTTAGCTCCATCGTCATTCGTGCTTTCTTTCTGCTCGTCTGTATACACTACAGTATAGTCTGACTCTAGCAGATTTTCAATTACACTTAACCATGATAAATCAGATCTTCTAATATCTGGAGAAGATTTTCTTCCCTGTTGATTTGCTGGACGAATTGTATTTCCAACGCCTCTTCTATTATTCGATAGATTTCTTGATCCAGCGGTTGCTGACTTTTGCTTATCTGATGCATCTGCCTTTGGTTCAGGTGCATTTTTTGCCGCTAAGTCAGATTGAGCTTTTGCCATATCAATTTGAAGCTTTGATTGAATAGAAGAGAATAAGTCGCCTTCATCTGCTTGAGGATCAACACCTAAGGCAGTTCTTGCCTCTGTTAATGTTATTACAGAGTTAGTAAACTTTTGAATAATATGAGTTTCTTTTTTAACTTGAGTATCAACATCTATTTCATTAAATTTAAAATAACATCTGTCCGATATTCCATCGGATACAGGGTTTGCAATTGGATCAAATCCACCTTCAAATAAAAGCTCATTAAATATATGAACTCTTACCATCTCCGCAAAAAGCTTTTGATACTGCTTTATCTTGTCATATAGTGCAGTATCTAGTCTGTCTGTCATTGATCTATTTCCACCATTCATGCTCATACCAAGATGGTGAGGAGCTAGACCAAGTCCTACAGCTACTCTTTCTTTAAAGTGTTCCAAATATGATGAGGCGTCTAGGGCATTATTTGCTGCGCCTATGACTTCGATATCATGACGGAATGGAAGAATCAATCCACCTTCTGCTCTAAGGTTTTCAATTTCTACGGCAGCGTTGTCTATCTCATCTGGTTCAGCTGGTTGTTCTGCTGTTCCAATTCTATATTTGTATAGAGGAAATAGTTCTCTGTGAATTAGATTTTGAACATCTTCTTCTATTTGGCGTAATGCTATGATGTCATCTAATACATTGCCAAGAAATGGTGTACCAAAAGCTCTACCAGTTTTCTTATCGAAGAACATATGTATAACGCGGTCTGCAGCCCAAACTGGATCTCTATCTGTAGGAGAATATGTTAACGGATCTGTAGCCTGCTGGTATGACTTAGGTCTATTATATTTATCTCTTAATATTCTTACTTGCTCAGTTGGAATTAGATAATAACCAATAACTGGCTGAGTTGAAGATATTGGCGTGAGTGTATCTGGAAAGTACTCTGATATATCTCCTCTAGCTTTAACTATAAAAGCGTTACAGAATTTAAACATTTGATCAGAAACTTCAATCAAAAAATCAAGAAATGGTCTTTTCATTGCCATTTCCATAAAATCAATTCTTTGATACAAGTAGGCGACTGCGTCTGGATTTTCACCTACTATTTCCCAACCTTCTTTCCAAAATAATTCTTTATACTTAGAAATAGCCTGCTTTACGTAAGAATCTGTATCTACAGCTTGTATTATTCGGTCAAAGTCATATGGAGCTGGCTCAAAGTTACTTCTACCAGTGTAAAAATAATTGGTGCCCTGATAACCTAAAGCTAGTGCAGCGACTTTCATCGCTTTTGACACATTTTTTACTTCATCTCCACTAATAGTTTTTGCTATGGCATTATTTTGTGGAATATTATCAATAGACCTAAAAGGTATATAATCAGCTAAAGGCATACCAGAGCTCCGTGTGTATAAATATATTAAAAATAGTACTTCTTTAGTACTTTTTTTATAAGTTACTGCTCTTCCATTCCAGCTCTGGAAAAGGTATTCTTTATAATAAGATCCTTAACTGCCTCTAGCCAAAAAATAGTTTCTGCTTCAGTAAAGTCACTTCTATATGAAAGGTTTTTATCACTTATCTTAATTTCTACAATAAGATCTTTCTTTGCATTTTGATCTACTTCTGTTACGTCGATTACTTCACTCATTATCTTTTTTCTCTTCCTTTTTTGAAATTGATGAATTTTCTAGCTCTTCTATTCTAGAAGTAAGTTGCTTAATTGTCGCGTCTTTGACGACGCCCTCCATGCTAAGTTGAGTCACTCTTTCTTGAAATGATTGAATAACTAGATTAATATCTAAATTTTGATCTTGCATTTAAAATCCTTTTCTAACCTAAATAATGATTATATCACAATATTTCTATAGAAATAACATCAGATTCTCTATAAACTTTCCATATATCATTAGAAGGATATTCATCAGATAATACAGCATTTTCTGTTAATTGTATTCTAATAATTGAATATTCTTCTGGATAGTTTTCTTGCGCTAACTCTAGAGTTGCATATCCTGCGCTTGGCATTGGTGCCTTTTGAATGGAAGTCATGAATATTATAAATTCAGCTGATTCTATACTTTGATATCCACAATATATAAACATATATTAAATCCTATTTTCTAATTCATCGATTCGCCTTGAAAGCTTTTGAACCAACCCTAGTAACGGTGGAATCATAAGTTGATAATTGATGCTTTGTGGTTCCCACGTTTGTGGGTCTAAACGAACAATTGTTGGATAAATATTAAAGACATCTTCGGCAATAAGGCCACAAATTGCAGTATTTTCAATTGGGTCATTTTCCGCCAAATAACCTTCTTTATACTTGAATTGCACAACTTCTATGTCAAGTAATTTATTTGGGTCTAGGGTTACACCAACTGGAGAAATATCTGTTTTAACTTTTCTGGTAGACCAAGGGTTTTGTGCAAGTCGATAATAACCAGTGCCAGTGTTGTACCAAGTACCGTCAAAATTGGTTGAACTTGGTATAATCCCACTATAAATATCAAATCCAGATGTTGATACAGATGCTGCCAAATAATTTCCACTACCAATTTTAAATCTTACAGCAGTACTGCCAATTAAAGATAGTGGCGATCCAGAAGCATATACACCAGATTCTGAATAAAATTCTCCAATACCTATTTGTAAGCCAGAATAATTATTGGGATTTATTATAAATCTAAATGCATCACTCGTCATCGTATGTGATCCAAGTGTTATTGACGAACCAACTACAAGATCGCCGTTACTTAGGTACATTCTGCGTGTTCCACCACCAGGGTCTAGAGCATTATCGTTATGTGAACCACCTGTATACCATGCAAAGTTTTGGCCAGATCTAAAATATTGGGTACTACTCTGAACACCAATTCCATAAGATGTTGACCAAAGATTTATCATCTGGCGAACCTGGCTACCAAATCCAATATACCCATTAGTTGCTACATCTAGATACCTTGTATATGTAGTTCCCGAAGTAGAAAAGGCTGCACCATATACAGTTCCTGTTGCAACAACTTCTCCAGTATTTCCAGTTAATTGGACATATTGACCAGAAGTATAAGGAGTGGTCTGATTAACTACTACAACTGGATTGATGGTTGCTGGAGCGTTATAAAAACCAAAAAATGCTCCTGGAGAATTAGCTAAAGTCGTACCAGAAGAATTTGTTTTTGCAATTTGAAGTAGTTCGCCAAAAATATATCCTATATAATAATCAGATCCTCTGGTAGCAAACTTCCAAAAGTTTCCATTTGTATCTAATCTAATATAATCAGTTGAGTCAAAATAATAACTTGTAAGACCGCTTGAATCTAACTGTAGTGGTCCTACAGTAGCTACTGCTGCACTCATGACGCCAGAAGAATTTACAGCAAATGGAGCAGCAAAACCGGAACTTAAGTTTGCTCCAACAGATATAACTAATTCATCTGGATTTGTTGAAGCGTTGTAAACTCCAGTTGATAAAGTTATTTGATTACTACCAGATCCAGCTAATAACTTATCTGAAGATATGGTGAATCCGCCGATTGTTCCACTTATAGAGGATACGGCACCAGCACTACTGACTTTAAATGGCGCAGCAGCGTAAGTTCCTGCTCCTAACCACATATTTCCTGATATATCTACGTGAAAAGAACCTGAATCAAATCCACCAATATCAATACTACCAACTATGGTTGCGTCGTAAAAATATGATTTTCCAGTGCCATTAATTAGCCAGCCTGCGGTTGCTCCAGTATAACTTCCATCTCCTACTGCTGTTCCATTGAATGTAGAAGATTTGATAATTGAGTTTGCGCCAGACATTATTATCTCAGCTGAACTTATTGTTCCAGCTGTGATTTTTGATGCCGTAAGAGTATTTATATATTGACTATCAATTAATGGTGTAGACTGATCTGTCTGAACAATTGGTGACCAATCGCTAATATTCCCAGATGTATCTATTGATCTTATTCTTCCCTTATAGGTTGTAGATGTTACTGTTCCAGAATCATTTTTGGTTGTATTGGCAACAGAAACGGTAAATACATTTGACCCAGAATATCCTTCAACAACTGGAGTTTGGGAAAATGTATAATTTGGATACGTTCCAGAAACTGCAGAAGAATTATATAGCTCATATTCATATCTAGCTAAATCAATCTCTTGACCAGCATCAAAAACAAACATAACCTTTTCAAAGCTTGCGTAAAGTGCAAGGTTTGTAGGGTAGTCAGGAATTGTAGAGTCTTTTGGAATTGAAACTAAAATAGATTCAGTTATATCAGAGTAGGTATTTAGGTCAGAGTTTTTTGCTCTGACTGTTACCAGATAATCTCTTCCGTGGTTTTAAGTTTTCTATTTTCTTTTTAATTATTGCCATAATTATCCAATCACAGTGACCACTCTAGTAAAAAGAAATGGACTTAACTCTTCTTTACCTAATGTTAAATCTTGATCTAATAAATAGGAATATTTGTTAATTTTTATTTTACCATCTGATGAAAGAATATTCTTTTCAAAATCTGATTTTATTTCAAAAACATAATTTCTATATGATAAGCCTGTATTAGTATAAACTTCATTATTGTCAGAATATTCTGAATCATAAAGATCAATTTCTTGCCAATCAACAACAACCTCAGATGTAGGAGTTGCTTCAGAAGAAAGTCCTATTATTCTTAATTTCATGATTCCATACTCTGGACCTTTAGAACAATATATTTTTAAGCTAGGACCAGTAAAGCTTCCTACTGCAATTGCCCCTGATTTCTGAGACACATAGTCTTTCCAATCAATATTATTATTTAAAAATGAAAGACTGTATTTTTTTATATCTGTTGTTTGTACTTCATTATAGTAATCATCATATGCTACTGAAAAAAATATAAACTCTGAATTTATTTCATCAACAGATTGATATTCTTCTATGTCTCCGTTGTCAACTTTAGATAAATTCTTTATATTTTTTGTTTTATAATAAAGAGAATATTGTTTATCAATTTCAGTATCCTTATAGTGTTTTTCTGCGGTTTGAAAAAACAATCTATTTTGATATATATTTGTATTTACTGGCTGAAATGTGTAGTCATTATTTGATCTACTTTCATAAACAACTATATATGATCTTTCTTGTGATTCTTCTGATAAAGATGTGTTGATAAACTTGTCAATTCCTAAATTACTTATATCAACGAATACCCAAGTATTAGCTTCTATATCCTGAGAAGGTGCAGGAAAATCAATGACTCTTCTTAGGTTAGGGTATTGATAATTGCTAGAACTAACTGAAGATGAAGTTACTTCACCATATTTTATATATCTAAACCAAGCCATTATTCTACCTCTGCGACTATTATCTCATAGTCAAGCAATAGAGAGTCATCATTAGTATTTATTGATACGACTACATCTACTACTGGAATTCCACCATCTATTATATCATTAATTAATGAATCTATTGATATAGACAATGGGGCTGGAACTATATTTACTGAAGAAAGCCTAGCTGACTCATAGTCTATGTCTGTAGATCTAATTCTTTGGGAACCATCAGATCCATTATGAGCGTGAGTAGATAAATGAACTCCATCTATTTTTGCTGAATTTTCAACAGATATATCTCCTATAATTGATCCGCCATCCCTTAATAAATACTGTGGATGATGATCTTCAGTTAGATTGTCTAGACTGGCATGATTTGATATTAAATCACTTTCTATATTAAGAGTGTTTGTGGCAGATTTGAAAAGTATTCCATATGTATCATTTGATACTTGTTTTATTATTTGTTTTTTTGGATTACCTTTTATTGATAACTGAAAAATATAGTTTGAGTATTTTCTTTTCTCATGTATTACAGAAAGTAACTCATCAATCTTTGAATTTATCATAGAATGTCTTTGCATCATATCTGTTAGGATCATGCCAAAGTTAGCATTCATTACATTTGTAGCTATCAATAACTCTTCAGTTAGATGCGGAGCTGCAGACGAAAAACTTGTAGTATGATAATCCATTTCCATTGAATTAACAATCTTATTCTTGAATCTTATAGACTGCTCCAAATACCTTGAATAAAATATCTCTGAGTTATCTACTAGATCTCTTTTTATGGATTGAATAATACTGTCAATCTCATCATTAATAGCGTCTAATCTAATCGCAAAAAATGCTTGGAATTCAACGGCTTGCTTTTCAGAGATTTTATCCACTTCGGAAGTTGGGATTCCCTTTGGCGCTGAAACGATTGTGTCTGCAATGCGTTGCGCGTAGTGTATTGACATTTTTGTCCACGAGTCGAGTTGTACACCAATTTGTTTTTGCGAGTCGTCTTCATAATCCTCCAGAAATGAATCCTTCAAAGTTTGTCTTATAAAATAAATTTCATTTAAAATATAATTTATTAATTCTCTCAAATCAATAAGATAAGAGAAAACAGAATGAGAACTTAATCTTTTATACTCTTTTATTAATCTTTGTGATGTAATTGACTTTGATCTATCCGCATATAAATATTCCTCAAAGGAAATATAATCAGGATACAATATATTAGGGTCTTTATATTTCCCTGTGGTTTCATCAAAAAATTTAGATCCACCAACATAAGAACCATCATTCTTATCTATTGAAGAGAGATATTCAGTTGTTATGTTATTGAACTTAACTATTTCTCTCCACAACATTTTGTGAGACTCTTCAAGATTTGAATCTTTACTATAATCAATATTTACTTTTGCCATTATAGAATCAATGTTCTGTAGAATTTTTTTGTAAACAAAAATAGATTGTTCAACCTGTTCCCTAATATGATTTAAGGGTACAAAATATTCCTCTTTTAGTGCATAGTCCGATTTTGATGGTATTAAAGTTGATAATTTTTCTTTTATCATTGATTCAGTATTTAAACTTGAATCTTCAAATGAAGATACGCTACTGTCGCCACCTTTATAGGTTCCAGTTTTCTCATCAAAAAATTTAGATCCACCTGCAAACATTGATGAATTATCTTCGAAGTTTTTTTCTATGTTATTGATACTCATTTTATCTAAAACATCCTTCTAGATATTCTTGTTTGTGTTTTCTTAGTTCTTCCAAAACTATTTGGTTTCATTGCAGAGGTTCTATTTGAAACTAATATCTTGCTATCTTTTTCTTCTTCATCCTGTACCGTATTTTTTTTAGGAATAAAAAATGTATTAGAAAAACTTTCCGTATTAGTTGCATAGTTTGCTCTAGAAAATTCTCCATAATTCTGAGTTATCGCAAGAAGCGCTAGCATTAGCGCATCATGCGCATGATCCATAACTGAACCTGCTGCTTCAAAAACTGGTCTTCCAGTTTGAGTTGTTCTTACTACGACGTAAGATATCAATTGAAGATATAGTTCTTCATCTATTTCTGGAAAAAGAATTGCTTCTCTTTCTAGATATTGTCTCAAGTTATCAACCATAAAAGGTTTCATTTCTTTTTTAACAAGCATCTTTGTATAAGGGTCTCTAATTTCTATAGATTCACCAAAAGCTACTCCTTTAACTTTTTCTTTCAGTCCACTCCTTGGATCATCTATTCCCTTTTTGTGAAGCAGCTCCACTTGAACTTCACCAAAACCTCTGTCTACATAAATATGTTTTGGATTGAAAATTTCATTTAATTCTACGATTCTGTCGACAGCTCTAGTTAATGTATATTCAGATTTTATTATTTCTTCTCTATACGCAACTCTTACCTTATTTCTAAATCTTTCTTCTTCATAGTTGTCTGCACATGCTTCTATAACAACTATGTTTGTTCCAGCTCCATATTTATCCCAGTCAACACCTATGGTATGGAAACTTCTTGCAGAAATTATTTCTGGGTTGTAATTCCAAGAAGGAGATATGAATGCTCTATCAACATATTTTCTTGGATACACACCTTCAGAATCTTCTCCCCAGTCAGCTTCTATTTCGTGTCGATAACCAGATTCAGAATATTGTTCTCTAAATTCATCTTCTTGATCTTTACTGAAAAATGGGTTGCAATAAGAAGGAAACCAAAACTCTTTGAATCTATTACTGTTACACCATTCCCAAAATCTTTCTCTTCTACCAGTTGGAGTAGAAGCTCCCATGAGAACTTTATCTGGTTGATCTTCTGCGGTTTTCTGAAGCATGGCATACAATGCATCAAGGTCATCTGCGTGCATGTAGTCCATTTCGTCAAGAATGATTAGATGTGCTTCTTGACCTCTAGCTACGTCTGATTTTCCGCCCTGATCTCATACCAGAGGTGAAGAATCTAATCGTAGATCCATTAGAAAATTGGATCATAAATTGTGGCGATGTTACTTTTCTAGTAATTGAATTCATTACTATTTCGTTTTTTGCGGCGATTCTTAAAATCTCTTGATAGATGAGTTCTACTTGAGTTTTCATTGGTGCAATAACTAGACATCTACCATCTTTATGCGTATAGCTATAATGTAGAAGATTAATTGCCATAGTAAAAGTTTTACCAAGACGACGACCAGCTCTCAGTACTTTTCTTAGAGATGGATGTCTTAAAATCAGAATTTGATAAACTCTTGGATTTACTTTTAAAAAATGCTTAGACCACACAACTGGATCTTTAGCTATATGTATTTGCCTTTGATTCTCTCCGCTAATTCCAACTTGCAACAATTCTTTATCTAATTCAAATGGCTCATCGATTAACAAAGCTAATTCTTCATTGCTTAAATCTCTATCTGAAACAGGAGTTCCATCGTTCCAATTTAAGTGAGAAAGTTTGTTTCTAAAAACCCATTCAATTCTATTAACTTGTTTCAGCAGTTCTGGGTCTTGTTCTTTTAATATTTGAAGAATATCTTCCCTTGGAAGTTCTGCAATTTTTTTTCTAAATTCTTTTGTTTTATCTAAAATCATAATTATCCAAAGTGTGCTGCAAGCATTGCGCCTTCATTGCCAAGAGCTGAGCGTGCATTTAATCTTGAATTTTGAATTGCCATAACTCCTCTAGACCTTGATGTTGCTGCTGCTTCTGTATCTCTATAGCCCATTCCAAAAGTTGGTTTAGAAAAACTTCCTTGTAAAGATTTTTCTGCGTCTCTAGCTAAGTTTATACCACTTTTAATTATTTCGCCACCCATTTTAGCGAGATCGTATACTAGCATTGCAGTTCCTATTGGAGATGCAACCCTGAGAGCACCTGATGCACCTCTTGCTATAGCTACCTTTGATCCGTATTTAGATGAGGCAAATTGCATAGTCCCCTTAAATCCAAGGCTTTTAAATAAACCTTTTTCAAGAACTTCTTGAGCTGCTATAGATCCTGCCTTGAATGTTGTTCCCTTGGCAATATTGCCCATTTCTTTAAGAGCCATTTGTGTGGCAGTTACTGCTCTATTGGCGCCTTTTTGTGCAAATTCTGACAATCCACCAGCTTTAGCATACCCCATAGCTCCACGAACATATCCACCCATAAATTGAGTGCCTTGACCACCTAAGCTTGATACCAATAGATTTCCTCTAACACCAATATTTCCAGAAGCTAGTGCTGCGTCGGCAGCGGATTTCATTGGAACAGTTGGAGTTATTAAACCTGGATTGTTCATACCAGCTAATCTAGTTATTGTTTGATCTATTTTTGTTAATCTTTTTCCTGCTCTTGCAGAGCCTTTAGCATATTTTCTCTCTAGACTATCTGCAATACCTCCAGCTCTGATTGCAGAGAACAAACCTGGAGCCAAAATTGATTGACCCTCAGCCGCGCCCACTCTATTTGCAAGGCCTTCTAGTGGACCAAACCTCATTTTACCAAGAGCCCTTATTCCGCCAGCATATGAATAGGTTCCAGATTCTGCTGCACTAAAAACACTTAATGAACTAAATCTACGCAGTGCTCTTGGCCTCATTGTTAAGTTGTTGACTCTTGCGCCATACATGAATGGGTCCCTCATGGCGCCAGCAGCGGTTGTTACACCTCTTCTTCTTCCAAATCTGGTAAAAGCTCTATTATTTAGAGTTGGAGCACTTGCCCCTTTTGCAAAACCACCATATTTTGCTGCTCTTCCTCTTAAGAACCTTCTATCATCCATGAACCCGCCACCGGCGAGCATTGTTCTAGAACCTCTACCAGCATTAAATAATACACCAGCGGTGATCCCAGGAAGATTCTCCATCATTCTCATTGGCAATGGAGCAACTGGCTCTGGGCCATATGGAAGCTGCTGACCAGTAAATGGGTCTAATGGCATTAGTAGCTACTCCTTGAGTTGTGCATACCTAAGACAATGTCGCCAGATGCATTAAGTGCTGCAGCAGTTGTAGAAGATCTATTTGCATATGGACTTTGAGAAAAAAAGTCTCTGTTCATCGCTGCATAACCTATTCCTCCAGTAATTGGTGCTGAGCCACCAGCAATTGCGCCAGCTGCACCAGCCAATAAGCCTCCAGCTATAATGCCTTTTGGGCCTCTATTTAATTTACTCATGATACCAGTACCTGCAATTAAGCCTGCACCACCACCAATCAATGCTCCTGATCCCATGCTAGTTGCACTTGTTGGAATCAGTGGATTAGTTCTATACATATCCATAGGGGCTGTATTTTGAAGAATGCCACCAACAGTCCCACCCATTGCTGAACCCAATAAAAATCTACCTGAAAGATTTGAGCCTAAAAATGCTCTATCTGCGTTTGGATCACCAAATGCAGCATCCATCGCAGCTTCTCTGCCAGATGAGCCAATCCCTGCTGCGAGTCCAGCTGTTGCTATTCCGCCTAATGCTACACGTGAACCGATTTTTGATAATAATGCCATATTATTTAATTCCCGAATAGATGATTATATTTATTAGGACCCATTTGAGTGTGACCTATTTTGTTTCTATCAAGATTTCCAACTACTCCTGCTGTAACCAGTGGATCTCTTCTATATGAATTTAATCCAGGATTTCTGATTATTGCTGGATCATTGAAACCAGGACTATCCATTGGTTGTTGTTCAACAGTTTCATCATAAACTTTATTTTCTTGATAATTCTTATAAATATAGTAACCAACACCTGCTCCTATTAGACCTAGTGCAGCATTTCTTATATTTGTTTTATTTCCAATATAAAAATCTAATAGTTTATTAGGGCCACTTCCCAACTTTGCTCTATTTAACCTAGTTCTTAATTCAGATTGAATTCCTTTTTGCTCAATAATGTCAGCAGCTTCATTCATTGCTCTTATCTGCTGATCATCAGCTTGCTTTGTTGGTCCTATTTGTGCATAGAAATCTGCTGTAGTATCACTCATTCCACCAACTTGAACCATGTCTCCTACTACTCCAATTGCTCTTCCTTCCATATTTGCTAAAGCAATTGCTTCGTTATCAGGACTATATCCAAGTTGACTAAGTGAAGATTTTAATCTATCTGCTACATCTCCTTCTTCATATGCATATCCAAATCCACCCTTTTCGAACTGGCCTAGCATTTCTTCTACGGCCAAATTTCTGTCTATATTTCCAGATGCATCTCTATAGGTTTCTAGCATTTGTTTTGCTTTGACTAATTGCATATTTGATTCTGCTGCAGTATCTGCTGCGGACATACTATTTACAGTGTCCATTATGTGATCATATATACCACCTATAAAAGCTCTTTTTTTATCTTTTGATATATCTGATCCGAGTTTCCAAAATAAGTTTGCCCTATTAGTTCCATCAGGCATGGTAGAAAAAGATAGAGATAGATTTCCCATTCTAAATGCGTCTTGTTGACCGAATACATCACCAGCTACTTTATTTAAAGTTTCTGTGGGAAGGAACATTCTGTTATAGAATTCTGCTCCACCTTCTTCTAATCCTCTAAACATTCTAAATTCTTTTTGAGCTTTAAAATGAGATACTCCAAATTCAGGAAGAAGATCTTGAACATCTGCGTATCTAAGTTCTTTTAGTTGACCCTGAAGAACTTGTTTTTGTGCATCGTCTTGTGTTTGTGCAAGTAGTTGTATTATATTTCTTCTGGCGACTGATGCATTTCCAGATGTAACTTCAGACATAACTGTGCTAAATACACTAGACCTAACATCCATATAGGAATATGCGCTTCCCATTGCATTTTTTCTTAACGCAAAGTTTGATGCTGCATTAAGGATTGCAGTTGGATCTGAATTTACTGGTAAGCCATAATTAGATAGGCCGACAGCAAAAGCTGATCCTGATGGTGAATTACCAGATGCTACTCGCATCATGTCGGCAAAGCCCATTGTTCCACCAAATTGTCTATAAGTAATTCCAATATTATCCAACAATGACTCTGCAGCTATTGGTCCAGACGGTACTCCAGATAGTGTTCTATTAATATGCATTAACTCATTTATCTGATGATTCTGCGTTATGTTTATTCCTAAACTAGATATTCTTTGTGCCTGAACATTTGCTGCCTGAAGTGTTCTTCCGCCATATCCTAGATCAACATCTTCTTTCCCAGCTAAATCAAGAGTTTGTTTTATTATACTGCTTGCTCGTCTTGTATTAACATCTGTTGTTCCTGACGCTGTAGTAAATGTATAAGCTTCTTTTGATGGATCGAATCTAAGTATTCCAGCCTCTTTACCAAGAACACCTTCTTCAAGATTTAGAACTACATTTCTGCGCGCCATATCATTATTTCTAATGAAATCAAATACTGGTTGAGATATATTGTCTACATCTGAAACACTTGTAGTTAGTGTAAGAGCTTGTGATCTTGCGATTGACTTTTGTGCAATTCTTACTTGTGATTTTCTTTGCGCTGGATTTTGTGCAATTTCTAATCTATCTTCCATAATATAATGAGCCATATAAGACTGAAGTGCTGCGTCAGTATCTGCAACGTGTGTGCCTTGAAATATTGCTTCAAATACTTCTTGTGCTCTTGTGGCTCCACCTTGAGCTTCATCATATAAAAGATCTAATAAGTTTGTATTTAGAGATATTGCTTCCATGGATGCATAAGGAGCTGATCCACCAGCTTTTACTCTTGCCAAAAAATCCGGAGATATAATTAACTCTCTAAATTTATCTAATCTTGCCGTGTCACCAGGAGCTAGGTTGGCATTATCTAATATTGTATTGACTTTATCATTTAAATAAGCTCTAGAAAATTCTAGTGTGTCAACTATTCTATTTTCTTGACCCATGGCCTCATATAATCTAGTTAATGCTCTTTGTGCTTCTGCGTGTTTTTGATAACCGGGAAGTTGAGACATTGTGTCACTCATCATTCCTAAGTCAAAGAATATATTATGTCCAGCCACAACATCAGCGTCTAAAAGATGATTTAGATATCTAGCTGATTCATCTAAAAATGCAGCTGGGTCAGATATTTGAGTTCCCCTTGAAGTTCCCATTAGGAATTCATTTACAGTTTGCATTGACCCATTTTTTCCACCAATTGTTAATCCTTGCATCTGTGGAGATGCAAAGTTAGCAGTTTGTGGCATCATAGCCGCATTGCTTGGAGAGCTGCCTCCTACCATTTCAAAGATAGACATCTGCCTTACTTGCGCGCCTTGAAGAACTGAAGTTGTTTCAACGTCTAATGTTCTAATTGTTTTTTTATCTAAAAGACTTTTAAGATCTGTTGAAGATACTTGTTTTAATTGAGAAAGACCCATTAAATTACTAGAGCCAACATTAAAAGCTGCCATTCCAGTTTGATTTGGATCTATGTTAAAAATCATTCTATTAAGGACTGCCATCATCGGATGCATAGCTCCGACCAGTTCTACCGGTATCTACTTCGTATCTAAATGCTCGTCTAAATAGGTTTGCAGAAGGTAACTCGACATTTGGTATACCAAAGCTTTTGAATAACTGAGGAAGATTTAAAACATCATCTCGAAATCTTGCTTCAAATTGTTTTCTTGCTTCTCGTGTTAAAACGCTAAGATCTATTTTTCCACCAGACTTTAAGAAATTTAAGTCTATTCTTCCTAATCTTGATGGATCCAAATCAGTATCAAGTGCTCTAATATAACTTTGTTGAAATGCTGCATATCTTTGGAAGAACTCATCTGCTGTTCCATATGTGGATTCAAAGCCTGCTGTGGCAGCTAGCCTACCAGTGGCTTCAGACGAGGTTACAGATCCTGTTAGTACTCTGCCAACTTGAGTTATTCTCCCCGCTAAAGGAGGGTTATCCATTTTCATTTAATGGTGGTTCCGCTTCTACTAATTGCGCCTCTATGTATTCATCTACTTCGTAGATCCCCAATTTTTGTTTAAGAAGTTTTTCTCTTTGTCCTTCAATAGATTGAACTTTATATAAAATGTCAGAAATTGCTTGAGCGCTGTCGATCTGCATTTGACCAGCTTTAGCTTTTGCTTCTCTTGTAGCAAGTAGTTGATTTCTTAGTTCTTTTCTTCTTTTGTGAAGTTTGTCTTCTAGCTCAACTGCTAAGTGTAATTCTTTTTTCATTATTGGTTGACCGTCTTGATCTACCCCTATCACATTTTCTTGAATAAAATGTTCTTTAGCTAATAGTTTTGTTTTACGAAGATATTGAACTTCTTGATCAACAAGATCTCTAACCATAGAAACTTCTACGAGATTATCTGGTTGGACATCTAGTTGTTCCATGTACTCTGAAGTAAATTGTGAAACCATAGACATTTCTATGGGACACGGACTGCCATGTGGAGCAAGACTTTCTTTCAGCAAGGGGCAAGTATTTGCAAATACACATTTTGACGATTCACACGTCATAGGAATCGATGAAAACATTGCAGTACGTGTTTTTTGTGGCCTAACCATTTCGACTGCTTTTTCCACATCAGATTGTGACCAATGTTCTGGAAAAAATAGGTCAGGCCTTAAAGTTTCAAATTCTTTTAGGAAATTATTCTTATCACTAAACTTCTCTACATTAGACATTAAAATCTATCCATTCACTTTGGAATTTTCCATTTTCATAAAATTTTTCTATTACTGCACTTTTGCATGATGCGCAAAAACTATCTCTATAAAGAACATTCTCATCAAAATTATAATATTCAGACACCAATGATGTTTTTGATTGACATCTTGGACACATCATTAGATATCCTTTAGCAAGTTCCTTAATCCTTTTTGCAGTTTTTCTTGAATCTCTTGATCTTGAGCCGCATTGACAAATGTGCTGATTTCTTTAACTTCATCAGCTGAGAGATAAGAAGAGATTTTATATCTTGCACCTTTGCACACCTCACAATAGTTTTCCCTTTGTTCAGAGAAACATACACATTTTTCAATAACATCAAAATATTCTAAACAGTTTGCAATATCAAACCATTTATTCTTAAAAAGTTTTTTTGTTTGTTCTTTATAAGCTCTCAACTTATGTTGATCATTAGACAAGAGCGTTCCCATATCCAAAGAGTTTTTCATCAACTCATTTATACTTTTATATAAAAAGTTTGCTAGTTGAAAATCTCCATTTTGATCAATATAATTTTTCCAATCACTCATCACATATCACATATTCCTTTTTTTTTACTTATGCGTATCTACCAGTACCTCGTGGCGCTCTCATAGAAGGTGCCCTATACCCACCTCTTGAACCATCTCTATTTTTATACATTCCTACTGAACCTAAAGCTCCTGCTCCAGCTGCAACACCCATTGCTTTGCGGCCAGAGGATATATAAGAAGCCTGCATAGCAGACGCTCTTGCTTTATTCGCAGCGGTGGCAGCAGCAGGGTATGATGTATATTTAGAATTTTTTAATGCTGCTCTAGCTGCTGCTGCCCCAGCAGCTTGTGCTCTTTTGCCACCGACCCTCTTGCCAAGGCCAGATACCATTCTTCCGCTAAACATTGGCATAGTGATTAATACCCATACATTCCAGTAGGCCTGCCAGAAGTTTTAGACACTCCAGAGCCTCTTCTTTTGTTCATAGCTCCCATTCCAGCCACTCCTCCAGCAACCATTGCTGATCTCATTTTGCCAGATCTTGCAAGTTGCTGGGGCGTAAGAGTTGAAGTACTTTTTCTTCCAATTTGGCCTATTCCGGCGAATACTCCGCCAGAAGATCTCGCAGAACCAAAGCCTTGTTTTTGACGACCAAAAAATCCACCGATCTTTTGACCATGCTTCATTCCTGTTTGAAAAGCTTTTTTTCTCATATTCCATAACCTTCTTTGCGAGACGTTAGAATTTTATAGTAATCTTAGTTTTCAGCTGTTCTTACTTTTTTGGCTGGTTTTGAAACTTTTAACTCAAAATCTTCATTTTTATAATCAAAGATAAAAATGCTTCCTTTTGGAATATTGGAAGACATCATAGATTTTGCTATCTTTGTTTCTATCTTTTCTCTTCTTATTTGAGAAAGACCTCTTGCACCTTTAATTGTATCAATTCCGTTATCAATTAAACCATTTATAACATTTTCGTTATATTCAATTAAATAACCTTTTTTATTAAGTTTAGTAGAAACAACTGACATCTCCAGTTCTGCTATCTTCTCGCAGCTTTCTCTATTGAGATGATTAAATACGACAATCTTATCTAATCTGTTGATAAACTCTGGTTTAAAATATTTTCTAATTGCATCTTGAGTATTTTTTTCTACCATTTCTCTTGCTGGCATAATGGTAGTTGAATTCTGATAGTTAATATTTTTATTAAAACCAGTTCCTGTACCGATCAAATTATTAACAGTTTTATCATTACCTAAATTAGTTGTAAGAATAATAATTGTGTCTCTAAAATCAATTTTCTCACCCTTGCCATCTGTAACGAATCCTTCATCAAAAATAGATAAGAATGTGTTCCAGATATCTGGATGTGCTTTTTCCACTTCATCAATAAGCACGACTGAATGAGGATTCTTTTTAATTTGATTAACAAGCTGACCACCCTCGTCATGACCAACATATCCAGGAGGTGATCCAATCAATTTTTGATTTTCATGCTTATGTTGAAATTCTCCGCAGTCGATTCTGACCATCGGATAATCTTCTCCAAATAAATATTTATGCAACGTTGCAGCTAGATGAGTTTTTCCTACTCCAGAAGAACCAGCAAATAAGAATACTCCAAGTGGTCTATCTTCGTCATTTAATCCAGCTTGAGATCTAACTAGTGCTGAGCATATTGAGTCGACAGCTTCTACCTGCCCAATAATATTTGATTTTAAATAATATTCTAAACCAAGGAATTTTTGTTTTGTTATTTTTCTAGAAGCTTTTGATTTAGAGGATTTAGAATTTTTTTCTTTTACCTTGGCTATCATTCTTTGTATTTCTTGCAATCCAATATCTTGATCCGTATCTAGATTTTGTGGAGCAGAAGAATATGCAATAGCAACCCAGTAATCTATATCTAAGCCAGGATTCAGCATTACGCATCCGTGTGTACAATGCCTCGATACATCTTTCTGCATCCGATCTAGACATTAAACTTAGTGCAGAAGATATTTCTGATTTAAGATTATAAATTATATATTGAAGTATTTTTCTTTTTCTATCTTTTTCGTTTTTAGTATGTATTTGCGAAACAAAAGAATCTATTTCTTCTGGTTCTAAAACTTTATATTTAACATACACATTTAGGTCGGGGACATATATTTGATAAAGTTTCATGCTTACCAACCTTTTTGTTCTTTGCCTTTATTTTTAGATTGCATATATACTTATATAGAATAATATTATTATATATTATATATAACTAGTATATATTAACATATATGTATATAGTAATGGGGGTAGGGGGTAGGGGGTCACGTTCAAGCTTACTAGATTACATCTTTCCAGTCAAATGGTTTTTCACAAGAAGATCTGTAATCTTCAATGTATGGATGTGGCTCCAAACATGGTCCGACTAAAATTCCAGTATCTCAACAAATCTGCTGGTGTATTAAATCTTCTTTCAAGTAAAAATAAAGCTCGATAAAAATCTTCATTTAGTTCGCTTCTGTGTTGCATTGTCATGCCTTTCGTGTATACTCGTACACAATCATTATACCACTAATGGAAGGATTAAAGAATGACTAAGCAGATCAAACCATCGATGAAGTACCTGACGCAGTTAACAGAATTGCGTGAAAAGACGCGCCAAGCAATGCTTGGACTTGATCCAGAATCACAATCAGAACTTCGTTATGTTGAAGAGCAGATTATGAAAAAGATGCAAGAAGTACAGCAAGCACTTGGTTTCAAGCAAACTGTGGTAAAATAGTTTCATGCAGGACGAAAATCTACAAGAAGAAAATTACTCGCAAGATAAACCAAAACAAAAAGACGAAGACACAAAAGCATTAGAAATTGCAATGGCACAACTTGAAAGACAGTTTGGTGCTGGATCAGTTATGAAGCTTGGATCTTCAGAGGTGCAACCATGGCCTGCTGTTCCAACTGGAGCATTAACTCTTGATAATATTCTTGGAATTGGCGGATTACCAAGAGGCCGAATTGTTGAGATCTATGGACCAGAATCCTCAGGTAAATCAACCATTGCACTAACTGTTGTTAGGGAAGCACAGAAGATGGGACTCAAGTGTGCCTACATCGATGCCGAACACGCACTTGATCCAGTTTACATGCAAGCACTTGGCGTTAATCTTGATGATCTTATTTTCTCTCAACCAGACTACGGTGAACAAGCATTAGAGATCGTTGATCGACTTGTTAGAACTGGTGGCCTTGGTGTTGTTGTCATCGACTCAGTTGCTGCTCTTATTCCTAAAGCAGAGCTAGAAGGAGAAATGGAAGCAGCACAGATGGGCTTACAGGCTCGTCTGATGGCCAAGGCTATGCGCAAGCTAACAGGACTAGCATCAGAGAATAAATGCTTGTTGCTATTCATCAATCAGTTGCGTAACAAGATTGGTGTCATGTTTGGTAACCCAGAGACAACTCCTGGTGGAATGGCGCTTAAATATGCAGCATCAGTACGTGTTGATCTGCGCAAGAAAGAAGATCTTAAATCCAAAGACGGAGAAGTCACTGGAGTAAAGGTCAAAGCTAAAATTATAAAGAATAAGATGTCACCTCCGCTAAAGATTGCAGAGTTCGATATCATGTATGGAAAAGGAATAGATCAGTATGGATGTCTCTTTGATGTGGGTTTGGCTAAAGGCATATTTACGCAGAAAGGGGCTTGGGTTTATTGTGAAGGAGAATCGTTCTCCCAAGGACGCGACAACGCAATCGACAAGCTCCGAGACCTCCCAGAGTTAGTAGACAAAATCAAAAAGTCATGAAGAAGTTTGTTTCTACTCCATGTGAGGACTGTTCAATTCCCCCCAATCACATGCTAACAGACATTACAACCAAAGAATCTCAACACATGAGATTCTCAATCAAATGTAGAGATTGTGGCGATTACTGGGAACAAGACCACTTAGAAGTGGAATAGCTAACGCTGGCCAACCGCCGCAAATTTTTCGCGCACATAATATTTTTTTTAATTTCTGATACTATAGATTTATAGCTATGGACTTTATACGTAGAATATTACAGATGTTTGCTCAAGCCGATGGACAAGATACATACGGCTACGCTGACTTTGGTGAAGGTGAAGAAATCGTGGTAACCATACATCCAAGTCAAGATCGGTATGTTAGTCTTCAATATCTTTGATAAAGAAGAATGGGCTATGGTTTTGGACATCTGTCAGATTACAGAGAAACATCCTTCAGAAGTTGTTATGGATCTAGACCTTGACGCCAACACAAGAACTATCATTATAGATCCTAGAGAATTTGAATAAAAACCGCCGGCAAATTATATAATAAATAACCCCCCAAGGCATCGATCCTTAGGGGGTTATTTTAGTTATGATAAAGGTTTGTTATCAGTAATCATAGGCATAGTTGTCAGAGTCATAATCATCATAGTATGAATCATTGTTCTTTCCATAGAAAGACTTAGCATACAGATGTTCATCTGATTCTAGCCATTGTAGGCAATCTGGGCATCTACGTACTGCGGCGATTTCATTATCATTGACGATGAATTCTGATCCACATTTATGGCAGTCTATAAACATTTTTGTGTATGTCCTTTGTTTTTTCTCGGCATTAACTTAGGGATAGTCACTATATCCATCGATAGAGTATACGTCAACTCATAGAGGAAAATTTTTGATCTTTTTTAGCGGCGGATGTATATAATCCTATCTATACATATATATAGTTATAAAAATTCTTATAGAGAGAAAATGTAGGGAAAAATTTTTGGAGAGTAAAGATATATCAACTTATATAAGCCTATATAAAATCATATATCTTATAATAATAGGGGAAAAAATTTTTTAAGTGGGTAATAGTGAGTACTGTTGTGGTTCTCAGACTTTTAACGTGCCCAGGGGGGTATGGGGTCTTTAACGAAGGGAAAGAAAGATGAATAAGAAAGCTGTATTGGTTGACATTGATGGGACTCTTGTGACAGTTACTGGTAACTGGAGCATGGAAAGGAATGCTCAGTGGGAGATGGACACTGTCAATGCAAGTGTATTGGATGGTGGTATTGAATTGTTGAAGAAGTTTAAGAATGAGGGATATACACTAGTGTTCCTGACTGCACGGGGACAAACGTGTAAGAAGTACACAGAAAAGAAGTTGAAGGAAATTGGTGTATGGGAGATGGTAGATTCCATTTGGCATCGGCCTTTGCGGTGGGAAGGCAAGAAGTCCTCTCTGTACAAAGAGGCTATGATTAGGACCCTTATTAAGAAGGGTTATGAGTTTGAGTGGGCCATGGATGATGAGGATGCAAATCTTCAAATGATGGCTTCATTTGGAATGAAGGTTCTGGATGCAAAGACGTGGTGGTAGTAATTAAAAAAGAATTAGGGTCTTACGGCCCTTTTTCTTTTATGGGTAGTCGAAAGACTACTAGTCCTGGTCATTGGGACTGTAAATAAGAATGACAAGAACCATGCTCTCTACGCGGCATGTAAAACTTAGCGTATTAACAATAAAGGAAACAACAATGAAGAATGATATGATTGCAGCACGAATCAACCAGCTCGAGAACGAGATCCTTCAGCAGAAGGGCCATGTTACAGGGGATGACCTGGCTATGCTGGGTACCATTCAGCGTAACCTGCGGGCTTCAGAAGCTCGTCGTTTCAATGAGCAGAACAAGGTGAACATTCAGCGGATGAAGAATATCCGTTGGGGTATTGACCTCAACAACAACATCATCCGCAATGCCAAGCTGGATCTGCAGGTCTTGGCAATCACACCCCTGTTGATTGCACTGGCTTGGGTGATCAACGCCCTGGACAATCAGTCAGCTACGATTGCATTCGGTACATTCGGCGCACTGGTTGCGGTGTTCATGGTTTCCTTCGCTGCAAAGGCAGCAGTCAAGGGGATCAAGGCAGTTCGGTCAAACAACAACCTGAAGAAGGAACTCCAGGAACTGGACAGCCAGCTTCCCCGTTTCTTCTGAGAAGTAAATAAAAAGGAAGAGATTACCCTCGGGAAACCGGGGGTTTTCTCTTTATGGGTAGCTTTAGGGTTACCAAGTCCTGCACCAATCGGGTGTGGGCAATACATGAGATTGGAGATCTCGTGAATTGCAATACACAAAAGATTGCACCTGAAGAGGTGCTTTCTCAGGATACGTACTACTGGATTGTGAACCTTGTTCACGGTTCAGATGGTCACGGGATTGTGCAGGACACAAGGCTCGTTACCAAGAAGTACGAGCGTGTCGAAGCTCTCATTGAAGAATGGGAGAGCCTCATTGAGACGGGTGAATACTACGTCAATGTCGCAGCCGTCGCCATTACGGAGACCGACACCTACACTGCCTGATCTTAACTGATCAGAAGAAAGAGAGACCCTCGGGAAACCGGGGGTCTTTTCTTTATGGGTAGTTTGCAGATCCCATACCTTGGGGTCGCTATCCAAAAAGGAGTTTCCCATAACTTCTCTTCTTGAAAGGAGGTGAATCATGGAAAACTTCGGCAAGGCGTTTTGCAACGCCTTCAACCAGACCTTCGTCTATGCACGGACGGAGGTCGCCAGCGCTCCTGTGGAGCAGGGCGAGTTGCTCGACTCGCTCGCGTTCTGCGAGGCGTTGGCGGGTGAGCTGGACAAGCTCGCCAACAGGATCGCATGATCCAGAGAGGGGCCTCCTTCGGGAGGTCTCTCTTTTATGGGTAGAACAAAGATCCCTATCCAGGGACACCCAAAGAAAGGAAATAAGATGCTGTACGAAATTGCAGTATTTGTGTTCCTCTGCATGGGAATTGCAGGGGTTATTGCGGCGGTCATCGTCGCATTCGAGGACAACGGTGTCCTCTACAATGACGAGGACGAAAGCCTCGTTGAGTGCCACCGCTGCGGTGAGTGGTATCTGACAGAAGAGTTCGGCGGTTCGGGTACATGCCCCTACTGCCCCAAAAGCAAAGGAAAGTATCACCACAATCATAAGTAATTAAGTAATAAAAGAAGAGACCCACCTGCCCTCCGGTGGGTTTCTTCTTTATGGGTAGCACTCAGGCTCCCACTTAGCTGGCATTGCCAGAGAAAGGACACTAACGTGTCTACAGAAAAGGGAAAGAAGAAGAAGGGGGTGCTTTCGCAGATTCTGCGGAAGTTCTTCACCACCCGGGATTCCATCCTGGAGATCATGCAGCAGGAGGGCATCGACACCCGTGAGGGCGATACCGACGGTGCTGGCGTCCGAATCAGCTGGAAGCGTGGCGAGAACACCGCCTCATTCATGAAGGCGGACAAGAAGGGCCGTTTCTTCGTGGGGCAGAAGTTCGCCAGCGAGACCACCTGGGGCATGAACTACAAGAAGTCCCGCACCGGCAAGTGGTCGGTCAACACCAAGATCACGGTGACTCCTGCAGTCATCCAGGTCAACGTCCGTCCTGCGCAGGGCAAGCGTGGTGGTTGGCTCATCAACGTGCACAACCAGACGCCGTACTTCAAGGAGAACAAGTTTGTTTTCCGCTGCCGTTGGGCGAACTACTGGGCAAGCGATGCCATGATTGTCGCTGGTCTGGTGACCAAGTTCCAGGGCGGAAAGTCCGGCAAGTCGATGTTCCTCAGCGAAGTGCTGGATGACCACGCTCGTGCAGCGATGGTGATCGACAACGTCCAGGCTTTCCTGTTCTGGAACAACATGGACAGGCTGCCTTCGCACGATGAGCGCATGGAGCAGAAGAGGGCAGAAGAGTGGGAGCGCCACGTGTTCTTCCGCAACTGGAAGAAGGACATTCTCGTCACCTGCTGACGAATCCTCGGACCTAGGTTGACCACCTACACATATCTTTACAACGGTCTAGGAGAAGCCTCCCTTCGGGGAGGTCTTCTCTTTATGGGTAGTTCCTAGATCCCAAATCCCTGGGGTCTTTGATAATAACTGCCCAAGCCGATGGAGGTCGGCAAGCAATGGAAGAGTTAGACGAAAGTTTCCTGGACAATCCGGACTACTACACTGTGGTTCACGTTCAGACTGCAGTCAACAGGGTTCAAGCAATCCTCAACGAGATGGATTCATTCTGTGAGTACATCATCGAAAAGCTGAAGGATGGTCAACAGCCCGACTCGGTCTCCTTCATGGAGGTCGAACACGAGGATCTCAAGAAAGAGTTCCAGGAGCTGGAAGAACTTCTGCAGCAATTCAAGAACATCAAGGTCAGCTTGAACTAAACCTGAACGGGGCAGACCATTGAGATAGACCCTCGGGCAACCGGGGGTCTTCTCTTTGTGGGTAGTTACAAGGTCACAAGCCTTTGACCCCAAACCGCCGATGGACGGACTCCATCATCAATGTGGAAAACCACAGAAAGGGTAGGTCATGAACATCATGACTTTCTTGCTGGGTGCCTTCCGCATCGTCACCAACCACTTCCTCTCCGATCAGGAGAAGGCTGCGTACGAGGCGTCTGTTCAGACAAATCGCCCGCAGAAGGTGGAGGGTCGCGTTGTGGAACTCTACGCATTCACTCAGGGGCAGTGGTGGCACTCGCTGCTCCTCAACAAGCTGCACAAGCGCGGGAAGAAATTCCGCCTTGCCAGCATCGACAACAAGACGCTCAAGGCACTGTGTGCTAAGAAGCGTCTTAACCTGCAGGAATTGGTGGATGAGTCCACCTTTGCTTGGGCAAATGCAACGACAACCTTCTTCCTCATGGTTGAAGGTGAGGCTGACTTTGGTCTCCGTTGCCTTGGGGTGTACGCCAAATACTCCAAGAAAACGCCAAAGCGTCTGCAGGAGATCAGTCGTCTCACTGAGATGGCTACGTCTGGTAAGATGCGCGATCTGGATTACACAATGTGTGATACAGTTGGCGTTGGTGAGCTGGCCTACGATGGCCCTATCTTCATCCGTAAGTCATTTGCTTTGCAGATGGCTAACCGCATCAAGGACGATCACAAGCGTCGTCACATGCGGTACCTGATCCACAACGGTTCTTCTGGACCAATGTTGTTCAGGCTTCTGATGAAGTCGGGCAAGGTCAAGGGACTGGCGCATATCGTGGATGATGGCAATCTGGATTCAGATGTTGTCTTCCACAAGACTGCGCTCAAGACTGAAATCAACATGAACGATGGATTCTTTCATGCGGTTGCATTCCGTATGAAGCATCTGTACAAGTCCGTGTGGAACATCCAGACTGCGGTTAACAACCACAGTTGGCTGTACACTGAGGATAAGTTCATGTCCGATCTTGGGACGATTGTTCCGGAGCTCGTCAAAGCAATGGAGAAGGGTGAGATTCCAGAATGGATTCTGCACCAGGAGCAAGACGATCATGGAGACGAGGATTCTCGTATTCAAGAGCACGTCACTGCATACTGGGAGCACCAGGCAAGGAAAATCGCCAGTCTTCGTTGGCAGATGAATCAATTCTCTGTCGATGCTTCGGCAAGCATCTTGCGCATGGCCTACGGCAGCGTGTACAATCAGATGAAAGCGTCTCTTGCTAATGGACGTATGTGGCTCCCAGTAACAAATGCCTTCTCGGCAACTGTTATCACGGTGGAGGCACTGCGTGACATGGGCGGATACGACATGGACACCTACATCAGTGAAAATGATCTTGAGAACAAGGTCTTCTTCATGCCAAATGTTGGTGTTGTGTTCCCGGCAAAGCGGTTCATCGAGACTCAGGAGTTGCATGACACCTGGGACTCTGACGGTGATACCGTTAGCTTGGAGCGCATTCGTCTGTGGTCCAGCGATCCTTCGGTTACCGAAGCACGCAGGGAATACTGCATCATCCCCGAAGACATGGATGTACCATCCACGCCTGAGGAGGCAATTGATGCATGTGTGGCAATCCGTTCACCAAACAGCCCTGGCGGTTACAGCATCGAGCAATACGACGCTGCATCAATGCCATGGATGAGGGAGACGGAAAGCATCATCGTCATCGACTTGGCTAATACGCCACCATCATTGATGGAAATGCTCGATGAAACGGATGCTCAGCCACTCCATTCCACGAAGCGTTACAGCAACGCACCAATGACTCGCGAAGATGCCCTTGAGGCAATCCAAGCGCAGTGGAGCAATCCAGGCATTGGTTCGTACGCAAACGCCATCATGGTGTGGGCAAGCGTGCACGGTCCAAGCATGCCAGACTTCCTGCCGTTTCAGGGCAATGATCTCATTGACTTGACGGCACAGACGTCTGACCTTGCTGCTTTCCAGGAAGCCAAAGAGGGTGTCGACTGCATGTGGGAATTCATGTCTCGCATGCACATGGATGTAGACAAGTACATCTACGACAACCGTGTTCCTGAGAAAGTAAAGAAGGAGCACAACTGGACAATTGTCGACGGACCATGGACTCGCATGCATGAGGCCTATGTTCAGACGGCAATCAAAGTCCAGCGTCTTGTGAACGAGCAGACATTTCAGATCAGGCAGAATTCGAACTTTGTGAAGTTCATGCGAAGCGAAATTCCTACCCTTTCACCAGGTGTACAGGAATGGGCTAAGCAGTTCTTCAACAAGTACGAAAAGATGCTTGCAGAAGTTGCTGCAATGTTTGCCGAAGACGAAGAAACTGGTAAGAAGAACCGCTTTCAGGTGCTCAATGAGTCATCTGACAGGGCGCAACTCACCAGCGACGTCGTTGCCGAGATGGTCAAAGAGCTTCAGGAAACTGCCTACCCAGGCAAGTATGCCATGGCTCTCTACCGTTGGATCACCGATCCTCGCATGACTGCCTCCAAGTACGGTGTCTCGGACCGCATCATCTTCCAGGGTGGCAAGCCCGGACAGAAGACGGTCATGGACATCCTCATCGAGGGATTGCTGGCACAGAGCTAGTAAGAACCTCAAGTAAAGAGTGGCCCCTCGGGAAACCGGGGGGTCATCTCTTTATGGGTAGTACTCAGGCCTTAGAACTGAGGCCCACAAGTAAAGGAAAAATAAAATGAGACAATGGAAGAATTATGCCAGATATGCACGAGACGGTGAGAAATTTGTCTGGTGCAATAAGAAAGAATGCCAAGAGCCAAAAGTAAGGATTGACGAAGCCTCCATTTCGTTCAAGCCTAGCAAGCTTGTCTGGTGTCATAAGTGCAAGGCTACATACTACGCTCAGAGCTAACCTGCCTGTCCATCTGGACAGAAGAAGAGTTGACCCCGCAAGGGGTCTTCTCTTTATTATTAGTTCCTAGGCCCTAGTCTCTAGATTTAGGCTTTAGAACATCATCTCATTCTAAAATCCACTGCGGACTTCTCGTAGGTCTCTGGCTCTGTAAAACGCCGTGCCGGACTTTGTTGAGATGATTCAATAAGGATACAGTAGACTCTCCCCTGCGTTGGACCGTTGTTACGGGCTAAACGAAAATAGGGGAGTTTTGCTTCCCCGCGATTGGGCCCCTGCTACGGGCTCAACGAAAATAGGGGAGCAATCCCAAGACCGCCCGTGGACGGACTCCACGAACCCGCGACTCAAGACAAGGAGAAAACATGCAGTCGCTTCGTAACACCAACCCGGCGCAGACCATTGAGGTCTTCGTCAACGCCGCCGACAAGGGCGTCGTGTTCAACCGGACCGACGGAGAGGACTTTGCTCTTCCGCTGTTCGTCAACGTCCCGGTGGGCGTCCGCGAGTTCATCGTGGACCTCCTCGCCAAGGACGCTTCGGGCAAGGCTTCCAACGTCATCCGCTGGAGCCTCCCCGAATCCTCGCTGGTGAACCACACCATCAAGGACGGCGAGAACAAGGGCAAGCCGTGCCTGACGTTCAAGGTCACCCCGGAGCAGACCGACGAGTGGCTCGACGCTCTCGTTGAGGGCTGTGTCCCGCGTGGCACTCCGGCTCCCATCGTGGTCTCGGCCATCGAACGGGCCCGGGCCAAGGCTGCGGCCAAGTTCGCGGACTTCGCGTCTGCACCCCGTTCCACGGTGAACACCTCGGTCAGCCCCTTCGGCTGATCCATCCCACACACCAGAGTCCCCAGTGTCAGGCATTGTGCTTGGCACTGGGGATTCTAAATTTTCTAGTAGACACTTAGTCTTCTAGTTAATTTTTCACGTAGACCTTTAGGAAAATAGGGGAAGGAGACCCTAATGATGAGCGATAATGAATACATTCCAATGCATGAAGTTGATTTGTCCAATGGTGCAGAAGATACATGTTTCACCAATACAGTTTGTTATCACTGTGGGGAACGTAATCTTTTGAAGGTTGCGCGGATTCCATTTCTGCGTTGGTACCAGCAGGAACTTCTTATTCAAGAAGCATTTCCTCGGCTGACTGCAGATCAGCGTGAACTGATTCAATCTGGCACTCATTCTAAATGCTGGAACGAAATGTTTGGAGAATAAAATGACTTTCCAACAATTTCATGCTCGTGTGCTTTCAATATACCAAATGCAACCAGTTCCCGGAGAACTTCGCTTAGGCCAAGTATTCTTTAACGAATTGGTTAAAATTCGTCCAGATATCGCAGAAGAACTGCGTGGTAGCATGATTGATCCATTCTTTAAAGAGCGGATCACCAATGCTCTCGGTCAGTTCTGTCGTGAACGCTGGTAATTAAGTCTGCATGACACCTCCCGGTCATGTGGGGTGGTCGGTCTTACCCTTTCTGCCGGCCATCCCACATAGACTGGATTAAAGGAAAATAGGGGAAGGAGCCCAAAATGTCTGACAAATATAATGATCCAGATTGGATTGCGGAAAAAATGTTTGGAGAGGAACATAACATGCCTGAAATAAAATTCACTTGGCAACAGACCGAGGAAACAACCGACGATCTTGCCTACTTCACCACCTGGAAAGCCATTAATGCTTTGCTTGCAGAGTTTGAAAAGCAGTATCTTGCTGGCGACCTCGGCAAAATGGCTTGGCAACGCGTCAACCACTACATCAAGACACTTCATGCAGTGAATCTTGCTGTAAAATTCACCCGTCTCTACGGAAAGGACAAAGAAAATGGACAATAATTCATCTTTCTCTGTCACAGTAAATGACCAACCTCCGAAGATGGAGTGCACAAACTGTGGCAAAATGTTCCCTACCACTCAACAATGGGGAAATTACATTGATGATGGTATTTCTATCAATGTCAACCAACTCGGTCACTACGGTGGCTTTACTGACAACTTTCCACCTAAAGAAAAAGACTACGTAGCACACTTGTGCCACGACTGTGCTCTTATTCTTTTTGAAGCACTTCCAGGCTTTGCAGAATTTGCAGAGGTTCGTGGCGGCCATCCCAACAGAAACTGGCTTTCTGACCAAGAAGATGGCACAAACTTTAAACCTTGCTGCCAATTCGCATGGTGCTGGAACAAAATCAGCGCAAATGAATACCACACATACCAAGCAAACAAGGACCTGGAATGGGTTCTAATGAGGAAGGACGTATCATGAATAACATTCAAGCATTCATTGATGCAGGTGACGTATTCGACATCGCAGTCGAAGAAGGTCGTCTGCTTCATTACAACGGAGCACAGGCTTACATTCGTATGTGGCCTAAGCGTAATACTGTAATGATTATTGATTTCTCGGCGGCCACAGAACCAGACATTAAAGTTTGGCTAAGTGAACAGTACGTGAACAACAATTGTCATTCAGGTAAACACTACCAAGAAAGCCTTAAGGACTTCTCCTTGAAGGAATTTCTCTACAGCCACTACAAGGAGAATGTAAATGCGTAAGCACATCACGGTATCAATTACCACCGTGTGCTTTGTCATCGGATTGTACGGTGGCAATGCACTTCGCAAACTTGTAAGGAGCAAGTAGATGACTGATTACAACTTGCTCTGGTTTGTTTGCATTCTGATGACAGCAAATCTCATTGCGGCAATCGGACTAATCGTTCAAGAACACCGTCGTAAATACGCTCCCAAAAAGTTTATTTATGAACAGAACGGCTACCCCTACGACTGGAAATATCAAGAAGCAGTCGACATTCTAAACGACCAGAATAGAGCAGCGTAGAAATTACAATGTTCTAATTCGAAAATAGGGGAAAGGAGACCAATTGTTCGAATGGTTATTTGATTTAATCTCAGAACTAATTGACACATTATTTGGCGGAAAATAAACTAAAGGAGAAAATTCAAAATGAAGCCAAAGAATATTGCAGGGTCTGTGGGAAAAATCACAGGAAAAACTCTCAGGGTTTTGAAGGATACACCTTCAAAAACAGGAAACAAACTGACAACCGCAAAGAGCGAGTTCATCAGTGGATTCCGTAATGAAATTCCTACCAAGGAAATCAAGAAAATAGGGGAAGTGGAAACACTGACCCCGGAAGTAATCAACTAAAATATCACACAATAAGGAAAAAAACATGACATCACTACTTCAGAAAATCACAAACACCAGCAACTTGGCCAAAGTATCTGCAGATGAAGCAGAGAACTTTGGTCGCAAGAGCACCAACCCAGCACTCGTGCTGAACAAGCGTGTTAAGGTTCCCGGCTCACTCAATGGAATTCAGATTCCTACTTGGGCAACGCTTCGGAATGCTGAATGGCACCGTATCACCGTGCGTGATCACAACGTTGCCACCACGCCTAGCCGTGAAGGTTATGTGAGCCAGGTCGTTGGACTTGCCATGCGCAATGTTCACATCGACATTGAACTCGAACTTGACGGCCAGATCATGACCATGGATCAGTTCATTCAGGAATTCGTCAAGAGCCTGATTGCCCGCAAGGAAAACCAGACTGACGCAGAGTTTGATGCAGTTGTCCGTGAAAAGATGTACAACTGTGGCGTTCGTCTCGATGGCGGAATGAGCATGTTCCTTCAGCACATGGGTGCCAAGCAGGAAGCATACCAGCATGCCGTTGAATTGTTCAAGGCAGCAGGTGCGCAAGATGACATTCAGTCTGTCAAGAACTCCCCGGCATTCCACATTGCCTATGACTTCAACAAGATGGAGGGCCTCAAGGTCGTCTCTCTTGAGATGGTGTCTGCAGATCGCAGCCAGTCGGTCATGGGCAAGAAGTATGGACATGGATTCATTGACCTTCCGGATGCAATCTTCGAGAACTTCAAGCGTGTTTGGAGTCACAACACCATGATTATGGGTCTCGAAGGAGAACTTCAGAAGGAAGGCCTGAGCCAAGAGCGTACAAAGGAAATCGCCAGTGCCATCAAAGATGAGCGCACCATGGCAAACACCTTCTTCAACTCCATCTCTGGTGCAACCCGTCGTCGTGATGCGTCGACCGGTGCAGAGCTGGTGAAGATTGACGCTCAGAACATCGGTTGTGGTCGTTGGTCCGCTGTGATCAACGATGCTTCTGTGGACTTTGACGTCTGGTCAAACTCGGACAAGAAGCCCAGCGAGTCGTTCACCAAGAATACCATCTCGGTGGACACCAGCCAGAAGCCGTTCTGATTGATTGTGGGGGACTGCGTGTATAACGCGTCTTAAACGACACTGTGGTGTGCCCCACTACAATCCGCATGGTTGGCGGATAAAACCCTCTCACTAGCATACTGAGAATGTTCCAACCAAGTATGCCTACGGGAATGTATCGGAGTATTGAACTCAAACAGATTCTGCACACTACAAATAGTGTGAACTGGTTGTCATCCTAATCCGTACAGTTCAATAGCAGGTTCAAGTCCTGCCATTCCCACCGAGTACCTTGGATAAGGCTTATCTATAGCATAAAGTTATAGATTGATATGCGAAGCAGGACCTTCTGATAAGCGCCGAATGATTAATGCTACTTCACTAGTATTAGTCTACCTGTGAAGAGGTAGTCCAAGGGAAAGTCTAACTATTTTTATTTTTACTAATTCAAAAGGAGAAAAATGAAAAACTTCTGTGGAGAAATCACCTACGAAACCAGCGAAGGGAACGTTCATTCAGACATCTGTAAGCACAACTATGATGTCCTGCCGGAAAACTACCGTAAGTTCTTGCACGAGTGCTTGGATGAATGGCTCGACAAGGCAAACAACACAGGTGCTTTCTGGATCGGTGATCCCAAGTACTTTCAACAGCAGAATTAATACAAGGCTTATATGTGTTCTCTCTATATAGGGAATACATATAAGTTTTTTATTTTAGTCCTTTGATCACCGAAAATTTTCGAGTAAGATTGGACGTTTAAAATATTTTATTTTTAGTCCTCAGATTACCGAAAATTAGGTGATCCCGGCAAGAAGCTCTCTGATTCTGAAAGCCGGCCACAAAAAAGATCATTGATTTATCATGCTGAGTTGCTAACGAATCCCATCCTATGTTATACTCTATACCTGTAAGGATATAAGACAAAGTCTATATAAGGAGGAAACAAAGATGCCTCGGCAGCATCAATCCAAATCTATGAAAAGAGTATTGACAGAATTGTCAAGACTAGGTTTTGTAGTGGATAAACGTAAATCGGGAACCTATCGGATTATCCCTCCCTCAACTATAGGTGGACCAATTTACACGACTCATGGCACGGAATCAGCTTTGCATCCCATGCGCCGTGACTTTAAAAAATATTATAATATAGAGATCCATATATAGATCTTGTATCCCCAGTGGGGGTATCTGTAACCTAGTTAGGTGGTGGCTAGGCCAGCAGGTACTCCCACTTCTCTATTACAGAGAATACATTAATCTATTCATTCCTCTATATATAGATATATAACACTCTCAGTATAATAATAGGTACACTACAGTACACAATAAGGGTACATCTGTGTACACACTATAACTAATAATGTTAATAAAAATAAAAATATAATACTTTATAGGGGGGCACCCATATGGAATGGATATGGAATGGATATGGAATGGATATAAAACTATAATATATAACTATAAAATAATATAAACTAATATAAACCACTAAGCACTAAAAACACAAAGGAGAGAAGTGGGGAGAAATGGGGAGTATTCCCTCTATTATATTCTCCTATATAATCTTCTCTCTATATACTTCTATATACTTATACTTAATATCAAAAAATTCATTTGCGGCGAAATTCAAATAATAAAAAACCAAAATACAGACACAAGCCCTGGTAGCTCAGAGGATAGAGCAACGGACTTCTAATCCGCAGGTCGTAGGTTCGATTCCTACTCAGGGCACTTATGATAATTAAAAATAGGGGAACTTATAGTTAATCCCTATATTTCTCTATAACTAAGGAGTTAAAATAACATGTCAATTCCGGCGGACTGGAAAGATTGCTACTTCATTCTCTTTAAACGGAATGAAGATGGCACTGTGGATTCTACGTACGTAAAGCCTATCATTCAAGCACAGCGTAAGACAGGAGAACTTCTGGACTTCTATGGTGTGCGTGCATCCAAGTATGGAATTAAGATTCCTCCGTTTAGCACTGGATGGGCTGTTATTCATGTCAATGATGATGATACAAAAACAGTGATTTCCGGCGAAATCATTGAGCCGAAATCCAAGAGAATTTGGGAGCTTTCTGATGGACGCATTGTCATGATGCGTCGAGGAACTACCAACATCTCTATCAACATCTCTGCTCATCCCAAGGTTTTCAAATCTCTCAAGGTTTGATAAAACGGCAGGTAAATTCAAAATACTGCCTATAACATCAAAATATTTTAAAATATTATTGATACTCTTAAAGTTAAGGACAACCAATGAAACTGTCATTTAGCCTTAATGGCACAAGCTATATTGCTGAGGGAACCTCAGAAGAAATTGGCTTCATTATCGGTGCTTTGCGGCAAACCGAAGCCTCGAACATCAGAGTCACCAAGGCTCTGAACGAGAGTGCTCCGGTAGTAAAGACCAGTAAGTTTAACAAGCCTGTTACTTCTGATCTGACCAAGCAGCAGAAGGACTACGTCTCTTCTCTGTTTGTCTACCCACCCAGCAATCGTACCCCTGTAGGTAAGCCTGCTTACCTCATGTCGATCATTGTAGATGGCAAGCCCCGTACAGTGAAAGAGCTTCTCAAGCTCGGCAACTGCACAACTGCATGCCTTCGCAATGTCATCACCAGAATGCGTGAATCTGGCTCAATCGTTGAGGTGAGCTCTGCTAATCTCAATGCTGATACCATCGTTCAGATGACTCTGATGACCACCAAAAAGCTCAAGCCAGCTAAGCGTAAGAAGGCTACTCCAGCCCAAAAGCTTAACGTATCACAATTCAAAAATCTGACAATTTAATTGTCGGATCCTTGTAAGATCTGGGTACAGAATTACTCCTTTAATTCTGTATGAGTCACTCCCTTCTTTTCCGCTAAGAAGTTTAGACTCCGCTAGGCGCACATCCCCCATGCAGCGACCCTAGCGTCCAGACTTACATGGACTTTTTTTTAAAAAGGCAGGAGTCTATACTACATGATGATCAAAGTAGAGAATGCTGAATATCCTCATGACTTTATGGAGGCCCCAGCCCCCACAATTCCAAGCCATGTTTATCCAATTTTGGATGTACATCATGGTCTTTGGAATCGTGACAAATCTGTCACTTACAAGTCTAAAGAATATCAGACATATACACCCACACATGATGGGTATTCCTCAGTAATTTTACCAAATGAAAATGGCTACAATTTTCTTTGGATCACTCAAAATTTAAACAAGTCTTCTGGTGCATCTTTGGAGATCATTCGGTCGCGTTCTCAAGGAGACGACACTCGTGTCACTTGGATAGTCGACAACTCTAATAATAAATTTACTTACGTCGGATTAGTCAAAACAACTGACTATTTCGACGGGAAGAAATCAATTATTATTGAACGCTATGATAGCCAAGGCACTCAGATTATCTACTCTACCGATCCAGCAAAAACCACCAGACGCTCTTCGATCTAATTCAAAATTGTTGACACTCAGATATTATATATCTTGTACACTAACTTGTACATATATAATATATGATTTGTAATGCGTTCTGCACAAAAGTTAATTATATGATATAATTAATCTTTGTAAAGATATAATATTTATATACCTTTATACAACAAAACAACTACTAAAAAAGGATATAAAATGCCAAAGCCAAGCAAGACACCAGCAATTGAGTCGTTCCTTTCATCCAATGTAGGAAAGTCATTTGCCACCAAAGATATGTGCGATGAGATTGGATGCTCGCTTCCAACTCTTCTCAATTATATCAAGGCAAATCCTGCCAAGTTTACTCAGGTTTCCTATGGAACTTACCTTATCAATTCTGATGTCACCTCAATTACAACAATCAATTCTGCGTCATCTGTCACAGATGAAGAGTGGGAAAACAATTAAATAATTAAATATTAACGGTACTATTTTGCTTATCGTCTATCGTGGACGATAAGCGCAGAGCTGTTTATTCAAAGATAACTCTTCTTTGAATTAACAATTAAATATAATAGTTTGTGCGAAAGGATACTCAGATGCCAAAAAAGAAATCTTTGGAATCTACATCTGATGTTGATGTGAACAGCCTTCATTTGAAGGCTCTTGTTCTCATATCCAATCGACTCGCAGAAGTTGCAGATGAAATTAAACTTTTGCGAGAGCATCTTGCTACAAACTCGATCAAGGAGAAATCCGCTGAATAAACACTTGTTACACCACCTAAAAAATGATAGAATAATCACCATGCCCGGAACACCTGGGCAGGGGGTAGAATCCCCTACGTAACAGTAATACTGTGAAGTCGGAGAGGCAACCAACTGCCAACTTGTGACGGGCATCTCGTATGTGTCCGTACATCTTCGGTTTCGCAACCTGCGCGATGCTAATGTCAGCCGTAATACTGGTTGACAGAAAACAGACGAAAGGAGCGAACACGATGCGCAAAATAGGACAGGCACTGATAGCAACTATCTGTGCACTAACATTAATACAATTCCCAACACCCGTTAAAGCTCAGAGCTGGAAGCTTGTCAGCTTTAAAATGGGTGCTACAGTCAAGTACTGGGATCAAGTAGCTGCCTGCGAGTCAGGTCAGCCACAATCCCAAGTTAATTGGCGTAGGGAAGGTATGTTAGCTGGTGGTCTAAGAATAATGACCAATGGCAAATATGGAGATGCTGACCAAGGAACTTGGGAGATGTTTGGTGGAGAGCAATTTGCTTCTTCACCTGACAAAGCTACCAAGTTCGAGCAGATCATAGTAGCTAATCGTATTGCTGTTTTAGGCTGGAAGCCTGAAACTAGCAAGCGTGTTAACCCATTAGGTTATAAAAATTGGTCATGTATTCGAACGTCCAAATTAGAATCATACTGGAAGACAACATATACTGTAAATCTGCCAACAGATGAATCACAGTATTGTCCAAAGTTTTCAAAGTTATTTGCAAAATATGGACTTCCAGTTCAAGTATTTTCCTACATTGCATACCGCGAATCAAGATGTAATCCTGGTGCGGTTAATGCTAAATGGAGCAATGGAAAAATAGTTTGGACGCTCAACAAGAATGGTACCTATGACTCTGGTCTATTGCAGATCAATTCGTCATGGTTCGGTACTCTCAACAGAGAGACTGGACATACATCTAAGGATCTTATGAATCCTAAGATAAATGCCTACTTTGCTAGTTGGATACTTCATAACACAACTTCTAGGTTGGGCAACTGGAGTATCAGAACTTACTAGCAGTAATATAATAAAATATAATACAAATTTATTAGAAAACAGGGGTTCCAATGGGATCCCTGTTTTTTAATTCTAAAACAAATATAATGCTAATCCAAAAATAGGGGATCTAACGGTCCATCTTGCTAATTATAAAATATCTTAAAAGAAAGGAACTTTATGTTGCTCTCCATGATGCTGATTCTTGCAGGTACTTCAACTATTCTCGAGTTGTTGATTGCCGCAAGAATACCAGCATGGCGTCAGCTTTCAGCAAAAAGCCCATTATTTAACCTATTGAACTCATTGTTCATTTCGTTTCTAATGGGCCTTGCCTTTGGTGCTGGCGGACTTATTGCAATGGGTGCGGGCGTTATCTCAACTGTTCTTTCTGTTCCAGGCTACAAGTTCTTGTACTGGAACTATGACAGTTCTATCGCCCAAAAACATGGTGGCAATATGATGCGCCATATTAAAAATAAATGGATTCAAGCGTTTAAAGATCTTGCCAAGGTTATCTACTCCATTATCAGAGTGATTACCTTTCCCATTTGGGGAACTCGTTTGGCAATTCAAAAGTATCAATCTTTTAAACTTAAACTCTCTCGTTCTTAATTCAATAGCATATTTTAAAGGAGAAATATGTCAGCCAACTACAAGCCCACTGTTCGACTTCACTCTCAACACAACGGACCACTTCGGTCCATGAATGATTATCAGTTTGGATTCTATGACTGTGGTATTCTGCGCACTGCTCTTCAGAGCATTGCTTCTGCAGATCCCAGTTCAGATCCATCGTTTCGCATGGCTACCATGCCAATTCCACAAACTCCTAATGAGGCAATGATTGCAGAACAAGTTATCCGTCACCCGGATGTTTGTTATGCTGTTGTTGACAAGGACAAGATTGCTCTTGTTATTGTTGAAGGAGAGCCCGGTTGGCTCAACATCTTTACCAAAATGGGCTATGAAGTCCGTGCAGGCGATAAGACCTCAAAGCGACTTAAGACCTTCCATCGTGCAGCATTGCTCAATGCTCACTTTGATAAAGATGAGATTGGTATTCAAATCGTTGAGCCTGATGCTTATTCTCGTTATGACTTTAACGAAGAAGTAGCACCTTGGCTTTCTGATAAAGAAACCGTCAAAAGACTTCTTGATGGCGGTTTCGTCATTTCTCATCGTCTCATTCAAAAGGCTGTTAAGAACATTCCTGTTTATCAGCCACAAAATACTACTGATAATAAAGAGTATTATTACGATTGGCGCATTCGCAACAAGATGGTTAACAACTTGTTGAACCATCGTATCTATAATGCTCGTATTATCTTTGAAGGTGGATTCATCAAGGGCAATGCAATTGTTCGAGATGATCTTCCTGAGGGTATTGATATCATCACTTCTCGTGATAACATTAAGAATGAGATCGCTTATCATAATGGCTTTCAGTTTCTTGCAGAACCGCAAGGTTCTCATGAACGAGTCGTAACCGACGATCAGACTGTAATCAATCTTCGTAAACTCTTCCGTAAAGCTGACATGCAGATGTGGCTTGAGGAAGAATACAAGAAGATGTTCAATGCAGCTGTTAATTCTCAACTTCTAAGCAACTGGCGTGAAATCTACAAACGAGATTTCCGCAATGCTCACTCTTCTGAAGATGAGGAAAGCAGTTCTCGCATGAGCTACGTTGGTTATCGTTGGGTAGCAAGTGGAATGAAAATTACTCATTCACCTTGGCTATTTGAAACTCTTGCAGTTTCTCATGCCAAGCCACTTATTCCGACTCCCAAGCGTTCTGCCCATATTCCCATTCCATGTTCTGTCTATGAGCAAGTGATTCCTGAATCTCTTGCTCGTATGGCAGGCTATGATATTGAGGTTGAAGAGGACGAAATCAAGCGTATTCCTGAGCTTGGCGTTCATGTTGTTAACGATCTTGACTGGCTGGAAATGTATGCTAGTCATGGCGGACATGATGAGGACGATTTCTTCAAGCTCTTCTATCGGGAAATGGAAGGTGGAAAATATGACGGAGAGAAAGTTGTCATTGTAGCTCGTTCTCCAAATGGCTATGGTGAACTATCAATCTTTCGTTATGTTGAAGGACAATGGCATCCTAAATGGCACAAGGCTGACGGCACAGAAGTAACATTCCCGAAGGTGAATGGACGCAACTGGCCTAAGCGATTGAGTGAAGCAGTTCGTGCAGGCACAGTTCAGTATGGAAAGTTTCCATCTGAGCTTCGCCCTAAGAATAAAATGACAGGATTGTACACTGCTGACAATGTAATCCATGACATGCGTGTAGCAATGTCTGGAGGAAATGTCGGCGGTTATGTCAATGCTGCCATGGCTCACTCGCTTGTGCTTCATCGCCATCGTCCATACCAACTTTGTTCTCTCGAGAAGGCTATCGACAAGTGCATTAATCCAGACGACATCGATGATGTTCGTGCGATTGACCAGGAAGCAAAAGAAATTGCCAGAGAGATTATCGAATCTGGCAAGCCTATTGATTTTGATTTCTGGGAGCGTCGTGGATTTTCTCGCTATGTTGCTGAAGATGATGAGATTACCTTCTATGAAGGCAAGATCACTCAGATGAACAAGCTGTCCATTGATCTTTACACTAAGTATTGTGCTAAAGTTCGTCAATGGGCACAAGAAAATGCTAGACCAGATGACATCGTCATGAAGCTTGGTGAGCGTTATTTCCCAACAGCACTTCGTGTTGTAAAAGATTTCCGATCAAAGATCCATCGTGTCAATAGTTCTGAAGCAACTATTTCCACTGGACCTATTGTTCGTGATTCTTGGGAATCACTCTACAAGATGATTGTCGACTCTATTCTTTGGCATGAACGTCCTGAAGATCAGCATGACTTTGTTCTTGCTCTTTATGCAGTCTCACTGCAGATTCCAACTGGAGGAGGCAAGATTACGGATCAAATCGTTATGAATCGATTTGTTTATCCTTATCTTGAATCTGCTCTTCATTTCTACGGAATTACACGTACACCTGTGTGCGTTGCAACTCCTGACGGTGATGTACAAGTCACCTATGTAAAGAAGATCAGTTGGGTATGGCAGGACAAGTATGGCAATATAATTAAGTACAATGATCCTCTTAAATTCCAAGAGGCTCATAGTCTTGATTCTCCTACCTATCAGTCTATTCCCGTTACTCAAACACATAACCCTAGAACCACTTCTTCTATCTAGATCCTAGGACAGGTTTAGTCATATACCTGAAAGGGGACCAGCGCCAGCCTGGTTCCGCAAATATGACAGCTGGCATTTACATTTCTCTTATTAAAAATAGGGGTCATTTTTAATTATGAATAATAAATCTTTCATGCTCTTTGCAAAGTGCAGAACCCAAGATTCAGAAAATATAAATTTCTTTTCTGATGACTACAGTGGTTCTTATTCTGCTGTTAAGTTTTGTCAGGATTGTCCTGTAAAAAAGGCTTGCCTCCAATACGCTATTGAAAATGAAATTTATCATGGCGTATGGGGCGGCGTTTCGCAGAACAACAGGAAGAAAATGATTAGGCAATATTTAAAAACTAATCATTCTTCCAATAGAGCTAAGTGGCAACGCATTTCCTAATGATGAAAATAAAAAATTTTGAGTAGTTTTCTAGTCTCTCTGTGAGGAAATAATTATGTCTAATCAAATTCGTTCTTTTGCTGATTATTATCAACTTGATTCTTCAACAATACATCCAAAAGTACTTGATCAATTTAATGATCTAGTTAACGAAATATTTAATTATAATCCTCCTAAGAAGTCTTTCTTTTATAAGACTGGAAACTATACTTCAAAACTTTTTAGATTTCTCAAAAGATCAGAAACTAAATCTTCTGTCCTTCTTGGACACTGGGCAGCAGAGACAATTGTCGTACTAGGTGCCGCGACAGCATTTTATGTTTCTGGCAACTATGCTACTATGATGCTTCTTATCACTCTTGCTGCCTATGGCACCTATGCTTTATTCTCTTTAATATCAAATCAAAAGGTATGATATGTCTTCTCAATTTGACAAACTTACCCATTACTGCTCTGACCCTAAAAAAGAGATTGATGATCTAAAAGATTCTTTTTCACAGATCATCAGTCTTTCTGGTCCGTCGTCTTATCGTCCAAGACTGGCCTTGTTTGATAAATCTCTTAGTAGGGTTTTTGCAGTTGCTGCAAGACCCTACGTAGATGCATCTGACTTTAAGGCTACTGTAGCAGAGATGCTTTATTCTTATTCTGCTTTCCATGCTGAGTCTTGTATTCTTGTCTTAGATAGCAATATCGTTACTGATTCTTCAACTAAAGATTGTCTTAATCTTTACTTTATGTCTAATGAATATTGTCATGTTGTACAATTAATTTATCAGATTGAAGATAATAATGTTCTATGGGACGATTCTGATATTAGAATTGATTCCATAGATCTTAAGGAACATGATTATGTTTCTCAAGAAATGGTAGAGACTATGTATATTTATACACATCTCGATGACTCTCCATTTCTTCCTAAAGAATTACTCTCTTACTATAGTTTTGCTAACTATCAGTTCAGAACATTCAAAGAATTGAATATTTCCTATGTTGATTTCTCAACATTTAATTAATATGTGGTAAAATATGAAAACCCCCCCAAAAAATAATAATCAAAAATTTTTCTTTATCTCTTCTGATCCCAGTGGGATCCATCAAGAATGTGAATACATTAATGATGAAGATATAGAAGAATTAATGATCAAAGAATCTTTTTACGTAGCATCTGAATCTTACGCTTAGGAGTAACTATGGCTTTTGCATTAAGACCTTATCAACAGGAAGCTTTGGATTCTGTCGTTGATAACCGTGCAAAAGGCATCACTAAGCAGCTAGTAGTTCTTCCTACTGGTGCAGGAAAGACTGTTATCTTTAGCCATTTGCCTAAGATAGCAGACGACATACTTCCTATGTTGGTTCTTGCACATAGAGGAGAACTACTTGTTCAGGCCCAAGAAAAAATACTTTGGTCTAATCCTCAACTTGATGTTCAGATTGAAAAAGCAGAACAACATGCTGATCATTGTGATGTTGTTGTTGCATCTGTTCCCACCTTGGGAAGAGCTGAATCAGAGCGTATTTTAAAATATCCTAAAAAATATTTTAATTCAATAGTGATCGATGAAGCACATCATGCAGCTGCACAATCATATAGAAGGATTCTTGATTATTTTGATGCACCATTTATTTTAGGCGTAACTGCCACACCTCAACGCTCAGATTCTGTTAGACTTACAGATGTATTTCAAGAGATTGTATACTATAAGACTATACAAGATCTTATACAGGACGGATACCTATCTCGTCTTGTAGGATACAGAGTAAAGACAGATACTGACATCTCAGGGGTGGAGACAAATAATGGTGACTATATTGCTTCGCAATTGGAAGAAACTATCAATAATCCTGCTCGTAATGCTGCTGTTGTTGCAGCATATGAGCAAATTGTTCCTGGAAAAAAGGCTATCGTTTTCGCCAGCGGAATTGCTCACGCCGAAGCGTTGGCCATATCCTTTAAACACAAAGTACCAACAGAAGTACTACTAGGTTCTACTTCAGAAGAAGATAGAAAGTCTATTCTTTCTAGATTTAAAACTGGTGAAACCAAAGTACTGATCAACGTTGGTGTTCTTACCGAAGGCTTTGATGAGCCTTCTGTTGAATCAATCATACTTGCTAGGCCAACTAGATCTTCTTTGCTTTATACTCAAATTGTAGGTAGAGGCACTCGCCTATATGAAGGTAAAGAGCATTGTGTTGTTATTGATATAGCTGATATGACAAAGGGCAAAAAGCCTCTTGGTCTTCCAACCTTACTTGGTCTTCCCGCAGACTTTGATCTTCAAGGTCAAGATCTTATTGATGTTGCTGAAGAGTATAAAAAGTTAGAACAGTATTGTCCCGGAGAGGCTGTAAGAGTTCTTAATCCACAGGACATTGAACTTTCTTACAAGCGCATAGATCTATTTATGCCTCCTCCACCAAATGAAATTGTTCTTCAATATTCCTCATTTGTTTGGGCAGAAGTAGGCGACAATGACTTTCATCTCGGTATTAATAATGGTGAGTCTCTTAGGATATATGTTGATGCACTAGGCAGATGGACTGTTGATCTTATACAAAGAAATGCTTCTCAATCGAGAACTACTTTGTTGGGTCACACAGAAGATATGCGTGAAGCATTTGTCAGATCCGACAGATGGGTATCTAATAATCGTTCAAATTCTTTGAACCTTATCGATAACAATGCCCACTGGAGAGCTGATGCACCAACAGATAAACAAGTTAAATTCCTCAAGAGAATTGGTATTGCAGTAACTGCAGACATGACTAAGGGTACTGCAAGTCAAATTATCACCAAATATTATGAGAACAATCCAAGACCTAAGTGGCTTGAAAATAAAATACAGAATAAAAAGTACAATAACTGGACATAGTGTATAATGGTCTAATGCTTATGAACTATTATTCACGTCCTGTTGTTGAGCCTTATGAAGATTATGATTTTGTTGATTGCCCTGTATCTAAAAAGGATTCCTCATTTCTTTCTGCTGCAGCAAAAATAGCTGCTACTTCACCCAATAGATTTCGCATGGGCGCTATGGTTGTTAAATCTGGAAGAGTGCTTGGTGGCGCAGTTAATATAACTAAGATATCACCCAGTACTCCTCCTAATAGATTTTCTACTCATGCAGAGATAGCAGCCATGAACACTGCATCAGAAACTAACGGTGCAACTCTGTATATTGCTCGTTTAGATAAGTTTGATAACACTGTTATGGCCAAGCCTTGTGGTTGGTGTATTCAAAAAATTATTGAAAATGGAATATACAGAGTAGTCTTTACTACTGGTTCAGATCCTCTTAGTTTTTATTCTGATATGGTGAATTGGATCGATGACAATCAAGACTATCTCTAAATACTCTGTTTGTCATCCACTAATAACTCCAGAGTTTTTCAACTCTCTTTATGATCCTTATCAGCAAAATGTTATTCCAAAAGTTAAATCTTTAGCTGTATATCCAGATAAAGATAAGTATCCTGATCTTATCTTTGATTCTCCCTTTGAATCATTAAAACATGTGTTTGGCTCTGATGCTTTGCTAGCAGAGCCCATTAAAATACATTCTAATTTTCACATGTATATTAATTTAACTTCACTTCCCTTTGAATCAAATGAGAACGTTCTTGCTACAAGATTTTATAGATTATGCGCAGCTTCCATTTCTGGTAAGTTATCTAGCTTAGTCATCAAAGGACCTATACTTATTTTCTCATCAGTGTCATCTTTGACTCAGAAAGTTGATGGAAATGACTATTCTGTTCCCTATGAAGTATTAGAACAAATAATAAGGTTGAGTAACAACTATGTCAGGTTCAACTAGTATCAATCCACTTATCTGCAAAGATTGTGGATTGCGTTCCCTTGCTGTAAGAAAATCTTCTCAATATAATGTTAATTTGTGTGTCCCTTGTTTGATAGAAAGAAAGATTCAAAATAAGGGGTAACAGTAACATCCCTAATAGAAAGTAATAATATGTCTATTAATATTGTCGTCGGATCTGATCCGTCTGACTTTGATAATCTTAGAGAAACTATTAGTATTTTAAAGTTTCTTTCAAATACAGATAATTTAGAAGACTTTGGTATTGACCACAATAGGCTTGAAGTCCTTATTGACTGGTATAATAGTATGTATTCTATATTAACAGATCCAAATATCTTTGCAGAAAGTAATTAAATAAATGAATGAAACAGATTCTATCACTTCTAGACTTTGTTTCAGAATTTCTATAATTACTGCACTAATTGGTTTATCACTTGGTTTGTTTTTAGCAACTCAATTGCGAGAACATTTCTCTAGTGATTCGCCATCTAGTGGTCAATGCAAAAATATACCAACGACTATTTCTCCGTAGTCTAGCCCGAGTGGCGGAATAGGCAGACGCAAGAGACTTAAACTCTCTCGCCCGCAAGGGCGTACCGGTTCAAGTCCGGTCTCGGGTACAATTAAATAAACAATTAAAATAAAGGAAAATATGAAGAACAAAATTATTATTTCAACTGCTATTGCAGCAGTATTGTTTACTGCTTGTAGTTCAAGTAACGACAGTTCTGATACTGTTGTTGAGACAACTGTTGATACTACCGTTGTTGAAACTACTGTTCCAGAAACTACAACTACTGAAGCACAAGCTGATCCAGAAACTCAATTTATTGATGACATCATGTATGAATATTCATGGGTTGTCAATAACATGGGTCGTGTGACTCTTGTTGAACTTGGCAAGACTGTTTGTGCAGCTATTGATGAAGGCATGTCTTTCAATGGTTACCTTGATATGATGCTTAATGCTGACGTTGATCTTGGAGCAGGAGGAGCCATTCTTCGTTCGTCTATTGTCAACTTCTGCCCACAAGAACAATGGTTCTTGGATGCAGCAATTGATGAACTAAGCAGAGGCTAGTTCAATTCCCAGATAGCTCAGTTGGCAGAGCAGCGGACTGTTAATCCGTCGGTCGTAGGTTCGAGCCCTACTCTGGGAGCTATGATGATAGATATAGAATCAAGAATTAAAGCACAGCGTCTTCATTGTGAGCGGTATGACCTTTTGGGTAAAAGAGTTAAACTAGTCTCTACAACTGATCAGTACACTAAGTTAGTACCTGGAGACGAAGGAATCATAAATTTTATTGATGACTACGGCACTATTCACATTTGTTGGGATAATGGCAGTAGACTTGGCCTTATTCCTGGTGAAGATAAATGGGAGCTTATTTAGTATGGCTACTCTTCATCAGAATAAAAAATGTGATGTTATAGCGCATACTCTTACTTCTTGTGGAATTCCTATTTGGAGTGGTATTCCCGAAAAAATTATTCAAGATTTGCGGGCAAACGGATACAAAATAAAGAAGATAAAGAACAAGGGTCTTTAGCTCAGCTGGTAGAGCAGCGGACTTTTAATCCGTTGGTCCCGGGTTCGAACCCCGGAGGACCCACTATGGAAGCATTGATTAATGAAGACTCTGAATTAATGACTGGACATTATGTCGGAGATACAAAGCGCATGGTCATCCTATGCCATAAGATTCACGACAGAGTTCCAGGTAGTACATATGCAACATGGGTTGCTGTATGCCACGATCCAAAAGAGTTTCACCCTTATGTTGTGTGGAGTGTACACGCAACACCAAAGGGTTTTTCAGCCGAGTCTGGTACGTATTGTTCCACAATTAGAGAGGCTATTAAAGCCTACGAAGCAAGAGGCGGAAAGTGAATCAATCTGATCCAGCTATTGAGCTATTAGATCAAGCTATTAAAAATATCTCTGGTAGAGATCTTGTCTCTACTGCAGAGATGACAGATTTACTGCTTGATATTAGGCTTTATCTCATGACCAATGAAACAGTTACTGCTGATGAAAGCTAAGGTTAGACTTGAGCTTCAAGTAGATCTTCCTAATTCTCTTCTAAATATGTCTGACCACGAAGTGGTAGATATTGTAGACCAAGAATTAAGAGATCTTCTTTATGTTGCTGTAGAACGTGACTCTTCTAATGAGTTTATTCTAAATATTGACTCTTTAAAAGTTAGTCAATATTTTAATATCTCTCGTTCTTTTGAACAGATATATCACGATTTATAGTTTAGCGATAATGTATACAGAGATATACATCGCTATATGTGGGAGCTAACAGTCCCCCTATAAGCCATACCAACCTAAGGAACGCTTGAGCACGGGCCTTAGTGGCAACTGTTAATTTTTATTTGAAGTAAAAGGAATCTTTGTTGTTGTTTTCGAATTCGTCTATGGCGCTCATGCCATAGTCATATTCGTTAACCATCTTGTTTGCCATTGCAAACAATCCACCAACAATTCCTATAAGTATAATAAATGAAATCATGCTGTTATAGTATCTTATCTAAACATCTAATGTATTTCATTTAGCACTAAACATGTGTCACAATGGCACATGTCACGGGCTGGTAGCTCAGTGGTTAGAGCAGCGGACTCATAATCCGTCGGTCGTGGGTTCAATCCCCACCCGGCCCACCATGTTTCAATATTTATATTTATTTTATATTGCAATTATAGAATCTACTGCAATGAAGTTATGGCTATTGTTTGTTGCAATTGTTGTATTTGCTATGATTAAATATCCTAGAAAAGATTGGTATGATGACTAATGCCAAGATATAATCTCAATCAGGATGATATACAAATCATTGTTGACTCTTTAACATCCACTATGTCTAGTTGTTCTTCTACCAAACAGTGGGAAAGAATGAATCGTTTAAAATCTAGACTTGTATCTAAGGTTGATCCTGTTGAACACCCTATTATTCATGATGATCCGGTTTGGAATTTTTACAACAAGAAGGATTCGTAATGCCGTATATCAAACAGAAAGATCGTGACGATCTAGATGACAAGATCAGCTATGCTGGTCGTCATATTCAGGATCCCGGCGAACTTAATTATATGATCACAAGATTTGTTAATCAGTATATTCTTGATCATGGTAAGAGTTATGCTGTTATCAATGAGATCATTGGTGCTTTAGAATGTGCAAAACTCGAGCTTTATCGAAGAGTAGCCGCACCTTATGAAGATATAAAGATCCGCGATAACGGCGACGTTTATACTGTTTAGTTTAGTTAACCAAAAATAGGGGAGACTATTATGGGTATGGATGTTTACGGCAATAAGCCAAAGAGTACAAAGGGTGAATACTTTAGAGCTAGCGTATGGTCTTGGCATCCCATCTGGGATTTTTGCCTAGACATTCATCCTTCTATTGCTTCTAAGGTACAGTATGGTCATTCTAATGATGGCGACGGCCTTAAGTCGCTCGATGCCAAAACCTTAGGAAAGCTTGTTCTCAAGGATATAGAATCTGGTATTGCCCAGCAGTACATTGATGCTAGAAAAAAAGCTTTAGATGCTCTACCTCTTCTTGACTGCGACTACTGTGATGAAACAGGTCATCGTACTTGGTTGGATTCATCTGGTTTAGAAACAAAAGCTATATGCAAT